GTTCGGACTGCCCGCCACTTAGGTATTCGTAGCGGGCATTGGCACTTCCGGGACTAGCAGGATCCCAACTAGCCACCCAAGGAAGGCCTGTCGTGCACGAAACGGTAGCGTGGCCAACTCGTCGAACGTTGGATGATCCGAGCACACAGCAGATGCCATGTGTAGGACCTTCTCGTCGATCTCCGTTGTGTCTCGGTTCAGATACATCGACAGCGTCTGCGCGAGATCGGCCTGTGCCATGTCGTCTGCACTTCGCACTCCTGCAGGCAACTCGGCCTGGACTAACTCACCAAGGCTCTTACGAAAGGCGGCGATCTGATCCGATGTCGGCTCAGGAATCGTTCCTTTGCCAGCGTAGGGCTCGAAGTTGTACTCGAGTGCGCTGACCTCTTCAGATAGGACGAATCCGGGCATGTCACCTCCTACATGTGAGGTGCTGTGAAGTCGTAGACCGCGATGCTCGCGATGGGACACACTGACTGGAAGTCAGCAGTGTACATACGCTTCGCAGCGGCACGACGGAACGCAGCACTTGCGTTGGCTAGACAAGTCGTTTGCGGGATGTACAGCCAACGAGGGAAGCCCGACTTGTTCGCCATGATCAGCGCGACAGCGTACTGTAGAACGTTATCCGTTGGGTTCAATAGCGTGTAGCCAGGAACGGTCACCGTCGGCGCGTTCACAGTCGCCAACATGTTGTAGGCCATCGCTAGCGTCGCACTGATGTCCTCGGATAGCGCACCAGAAACGGTCAACGTCTGTGTCGTCATCTCCATAGCAACCGGCGACGATTGCTCTTCGATGTTGATCGCCTGCGTCGACTTGTTCGAAGCAAACGTCCAGCCCTGCTCTGTTGCGCCCACGGGAGTCCACAGGGGTTGAGTGATCGACAACGTCCCACCCGTAAGCGCAGTTGGAGCGACTGACCACGCGCCACCAACAAGCTTCTCGGCCACCGCAATGCTGAACGGTGTGCCAGCAGCCGTCAAAGGGCCACCAGTCACGGCGACATCACCAGCAACAGCTCCTGCTGGAGCCAGCGCCGCTAGTAGATCCGCTTGCAGTGTGGCTGCTGTGACGCTGTACTGCTCCGCTGGTGTAGCGTACGCTGTTCCCTTGTACGTATACGTCAAGGTGAACGTACCTGCTGTCAGTGGACCACTTGTCGAGAGTTGTGCTGCTGTCCACGGTGCCAACGAGAACGGGTCGTTCATCACCGCCGATGCTGGCGGCGGACAAGGCGTGTTCGCTGGCGCGACCATCAACGCAGCCTGACCAACGACTACGTTTTGTGCGTTGTATAGCTGCCCAATCATTAGCTCACCTCCTCGAGGAGAATCCTTGCGTCGAACGCTGCGTCGTACACGGCCTGGAGTGATTCGTCGGGGACGTCCACTCCTTCGGGACTGTCGTCTACGTGCACGACGTTTGTACCGTCATCAACAACCAGGCCAACAACGAAGGGCTGATCGACGATGCGTAGTTTGGTTCCGCCCGCCCTTGTGCCAGGACGAGCTCCTTGCGACTCCTTTGTAGCCGCTGCCGACTCTGTGTCAGCCATATTCCACCTCCACGATGTAGTTGCAGTAGAAGTGATATCGATCTCCGTCGTCCTTCTGCAACAGTGCCGGCGAACCACCTGCACGCTGAACAGACAACCACCACTTCTCATTGACTAACTGCGACAAGGCAAACGATATTAGGGCCTGATCACAGTCGATTGCGAGTTGCTCCGCCTTTGCGTAGTCCATTTGCGGTCCTACCGTACGAAGCTGTATAGCGGCACGGTCGAAAATCGCTTCACTATCTAGGCCACCGCCTGGCCAGGGCGTGATTATGATCAACATGTCTGGTGACACGTCAATCGCATCGATGAACGATCCCGGTCCAGGATCGAAGACCGGAAGCGGATCGTAGCCCTTGGCGACTAGCTTAGGCTCTAGATAGGACTGAACGTCTGCGTACTGGAGCAACTCCTAATACTCCTTTCTATGACCGCCTAGAATGCGTGCCAAGGCGGCAGCGCTTGTGGTACCCGCTATGAACCCCTCTCTGTCTGGATGAAGCGAGTCGCTGACCATGTCGTGCATCTGATCCAGAACCTCGTCAGGCAAACGCGGGTATATCGGCGGTCGATCGTAGACCAGCTCACCGTCATGCGTGACAAAGGGGTGTGCTGAGCCACGAAGCACACCAAGCTCGTATGGCGCGAGCGAAGCAGATTCGCGCGCCAATAACTCCACGGCCTCAATCATCCCTGCCTCTGCTCCTCCTTCCTCAAGTAGGTGATCTGCCAGAAACGACATGAACGTCGGGTACAACGCGAAGAATGGAATGGCCAAATACTGCGCCATCCCTCCGTGGGGGTGCATCCAACCCATTTCCTCGTGTTGTCTGTGTGCATAGGCTTGGTCGAACTCTACCGTGCCGGTCACTTCCCCTTCGCCCACCTGCTTGATGAGCATGTCCATACGACCGAAGAACGTGCTGCCCTCAATAGACATAGCCGGGCCACTTGTTGACACGGAACAACGGCCAACCAGGACGAGTCTCACCCTGCGAAGTCTCGGCACGACCGGTCAGGTCGAAATCCCAAGGCTCGAATAGGGTGAAGTCGTACCAGTTGAAGGCGATACCACCAAACACATCTGCCGTAGGCATTTGTGAGCTTGGCATCGCCGTTGTTCCAGTGAAGATGCCAGCGAGCCTTCCGATCGCCTGCTGGTACCGCAACAGCACCGGATCCATCGCAGCAAAGTCCTTGGACTTACGCCAAGTACACGTCGCGAGGAACGAAGCGATGTCGCGGGTCCAGTAGATGACCATGTCGGGCACGCTGTCACCCGGACCGTACGGTCCGCCGACATAGGTGTCAACGACCGTAGACGCCTCCTTGATGGCATCTGTGATCGTATCGTCATCCATGTCGGCGGCCGTGTTGGTCCCCGTCGTCTGGCCGTCCTGTACCAGGGCGTTCCGGACGTCGGCTACGGAGCAGTAGTTCACGCTGGAGCTTCCTTTGCACCACCTTGCTTGGCAGGCGGTTGGGCTTGCTCTGCTTGAGTCTCCTGTTCCTTCTTGGCACTTTGCAACTCGGCTGTGTCCACGATCGCACCCGCTTCCTTCAGCACCTCAATGCGATCGGCGTCGACGTCGGCAAAATCGCTGGTGTCGCCTTCGTGAAGCTCTTCCACTGACTTCGGTCGTCCGTCGGGATACTCGCCGGCCTCCTTGATGATGTGATCGAGGATATCAGCCGTAACGGTATATGTCATGTCTCACCTCCTGTCCGTGATCTCCATTCTCCTCGGGATCACAGGCTAGACGCTGCACTCCACGTCGAGCGCGTGATCAACCGCGTCGGCGTGGTTGTCGTCTACCTTGACTTCCTTGTTGGGGTGCTGCGCCTGCTTGACGTCGAGGTCGTGGCTGATCTCATCCCACTTCTCGTCCGCCGCCTTCTGACTCGCGCTGCAGTGGTGCACGGGTACTGGCGTTGCCGCACCTGCTGACGCGACACCACCCCCGAGCAGTCCTAGTGCAGACACGAACAGAACTATCCCGGCAAGCTTGCTCCTCATAGTGTTGTTCCTTTCTGTTTGTTGGTTGGGTACTGTCTCTGCTGCCTCTGCTACCGATGCGGGGCGGCGAACGGTGGCAGGTTGCCGAACAAGAACCCGCGCAGCTTCTCCTTCTGCTCGTCGCTCAGGCCGCTTTCGGGCGGCAGCACGATCGGGTGCTCCGGGTACACCGGGATGTAGATGGGGTGCTCGGGGCTGAGATCGCTGTCAGGCGGCGGCGGAACCGGAATGTAGATGGGATGCTCCGGCGTCGGCTGAGGCTCGGGCAGTCCGATGTCGACGTACTCGGGTGGAACTCCGCCCCAGATCTCCGGAGGTACGACCGGGATGTAGATCGGATGCTCCGGACTCAGGCCGCTGTCGGGCGGTGGGTCGATCGGAATGTAAATCGGATGCTCTGGATGAGGATCCGTCTCCGTTCCTTGGACCGGCACCATGGCTGCGACAACGACGTTCATGGCCTTGAATGGCATTATGTACTTCCTTTCGTGTATTTCATAACGGAACGGTTTGCTCCTCCTCCCTAATGCTATAGTCCGGTCAGGATGACAGCCGCGAGAGGCTGGTCCAGACCCATCGCCGAACGTCGGTTGACGTCCGAACGCCACGTGCGACGCGGTTGGTCGCGGTACAGAGGCGTGGCTTGCAGCGGCTCCTCGTCTGAGTAGAAGCCGACCGTGCCACGCTCGAGGATGATCGCGCTACCATCTGGCAGTGGACCACCCGACTTGGTCACCAGAACGTCCAAGTTCAGGACCTTCTGAGGCATCACGCCTGTGTACAACAGGTTCTCATCAGCCAAGTTGCCTTGGAAGATGTTGTTGAACTGCGTGCTGGACAACAGGTTGAACTTCTGGGTCTCCGTGATCACGAGTGTGTCCGCGAAGAAGTTCAGGAAGTTCTGTGGTTGCTGTCCTGTGACCGCGTTGTTGACGGTCTTGACACCCTTCAGAATGTCCTGTCGAATCGTCGCGGATGTCGCCCACGCAGTTGCAACCGCGTAGGTCGGCACACTCGGATTCGCTAGGAACAAGTTGAAGAACGACGAGTCCCAGTCACGCCGAAGCGTGTTCCTGACCTGGTTCATCTGGATGTTGACCATGTCGATCTTGTTACGCATCCGCATTTCATCGGAGACCAGAATCGACAACCCTCGGTCGAGTGTCGCAGCCACGGACGGAATACCGGTGCTTGTGTTGGCGAACATATACTCGCCGAACTCTGCCCGGATAGCCGCCGCATTGTTTGCGAACAACGGCGTCGACTGGTAGAACTCGACGAGTCCTGAGTCGTTTGATCCGGCATTACGCAAGACCGAGTCCGAAATGAACTGGTTCTCTGCGATCTGCAAGATACGCCGCGGCACAACCGTTGGGTTGTTGATTAGGTCATTGACGGTTACTCTTGGTCCGTCAGATGACGCAACAATCGGTGTGATAAGTGACATTTTTCACCTCCTCCTAGCTGATGTCCAGCAGCGTGGCACCGATGCCAGCTGCAGCTACTCCGGCGGGCTCCATACAGATCCCGACGACTTGACGTGCGTCAGGCGCAGCACCCGCAGGTGTGACCTGACCATTTGCGGCTGTGATGAGCCGCTGCCCGAATGTGGCTGGAGCCGCGTAAACCAAGGGCCAAACACCCTCGTTCGCGATTGCAACGCTTGACGGGTACGGAGCCAAGTTGACGGAAATACCTGGAGGAACACCAGGAACCGTTGGCGCTTGACTTGTGCCAGCTGGTAGCGCGTCAGTTACAGCAACTCCAACACATACGTTGGAGGCTGCGCCAGACGGTTGCACGCCTCCGGCTACGCCGTCGACTAGCATCCCACCAGTGACTGCTGCGATTACGGGGAAGGTAACTGGACCTTCCGCAAACCGCGGGACGACTGCGGTCATATCTCACCTCCTCCTATTGCTTACCCCACGCCCCGAGTAGGGCGTCGGCGCGACTGTCCTCCGAATCCTGTTCGGAGAACCCATTACCACGCTCCGTTGACAGCTGGATGAAACCCTTGGTCTCTTCCAGGATGTCGCGGAGGACCTTCCCTACGTCGATGGTGTCACCACCATGACGAGTCAAGTCCACCACCGGAGCTTGAGGCAGCTCGAGAACAGGACGCGCGAGCTGGACGATCGCAGGTGGAACACCCTTGTCGATCCAGAGTCGCATCTCGTTCGTGAAGCGTTGCCGTGCCAGTTCGAGCTCCAACTGCTCGACCCTCGAGAGAGTCGGATCTGGATCCCCTTCTGGCAATAGATCGATGACATCTCCGTCACCGCCGCCAGTCAGGTCCAAGTCCGGAGCACCTGGTACGGTGTTCGGAGGTGGAAACCCTGCTGGCTCTCCTGTGGGCGCCGGCGGATCTCCTGTTGGAGCCGGCGGCGTGTCCGTTACTTGTGACATTTGCACCTCCTCGGTTGTCACATCGACTGTGTCGCCAACCTCTTCGGAGAGCGACACCTCTTGCCAGGACGCCATACCCGTAACCCTTGGGTCTAGCGTGCCCAACACATGTTGGATTGCGTGCGGGAACTTCTGTCCATCCGCCCGCTCCAGTCCTTCGATGATGCGAGCAGATACCCCTAACTTCGGGTTCTCTCGCACCAACCCAGCAGCGTCTGGAGTGAGGTCCAGTAGCACGTCAAGGCCCTTATCGGTAACCTCGACTCCTCTGACCTCACCCCTGAACCGCTCTGGGTCCATCGTGTGGCTGTTGTCGTCCTTCGCCAGCAAGAACGCTACCTGATCGAAGGCTTGGGAACGAAACGCCTTCGCCAAGTCGGTCAGATAGCCTTCGTCGAAGTTGATGTCCCGACCCTTGTAGTGGATCTTGCCCTTTGGGAGAAGCTGCTTTCTCCACAGGGTGTCAGACAACTCGACTGCATCTTGTCGGTCCAGTGGCGCCAATAGCGCTACTTCACCTGACATAACTCTCCTTCCTTACGTTTGGGGCGCTACTACGAAGTTCGCAATCGGCGACGTACCTTGACCTGCACCCGTCGTCGAGCCTTGAACTTCCCAGTTACCTGGTTTGCCTGAGGAATCTAGCCACGCCTCGAAGACGCCCTGATTCGTTCGTGCGATCGTTCCGACACTTGGACTCTCGATCGTAACGCCATCCCAACTTGCGTAGTCCCAAATCAGCTGGTCCTGTGGTTGTGTGCCGGGAGTATACGTAAACGTGACAGATTCTGGATCCAAGGCGTTCACGTACTGATCGTCCATCACCAGGAGCACGACGGGAACCAGATCACCTTCCTGGAAGGTGTGTACGTCGGTCAGCCAGATGATGTCCAGGACTAGATAGCCTGGCTGTACGTCCGTATCAGCTAGCGGTTCAACTTCCGCTTGTTGTTCCATCTGCATTCCAGTTGTCGGGGATCAAATCTGCCCAGCCCTTGCCGCGAAGTACGCGCATGATGTAGCGTCGAATCGCTGTCTTGTCACCCTTTGCAAGCTGTACCATCTTCACAGCACGGCTCGCAAGCGTCCGGTTCGTCAGCGGGAAACGCGCCTTACCGGGGGAACCAGATGGATGGGGCAGCGCGAGACCTTGCTTCAGTGCGCCTTTCCGGGTTGCGGCCGTCGGAGAAGGTACTACTGCTAGGTCGATCACGCTGCCCCGAGAGTCGTACGTGGCAGATAGCATGTGAGTCGGCATGCTTACGTTCCTCTTGCCGCTCTTAGCCGCCTGCTTCTGTGTACGAACTGCGCCGGGAGCGACAGGAGGAACTGTTCCTTGAGGCTGTCCACGACGAGGTTCCTTAGGAACAGGTGCGGTACGGTTCGTTGTCGCTGGCTTGCGGTCACCTGTGCGCAAGTACTCCGGCGCACCACGATGGAGACGAGTGTGCATCGAGACAACTTGCCCGTTCGACTTGCCATTCGTGCTCTTGGCGTGCATACCTTTGACGTGGGAACGTAGTTCGTCGCTACTCATCTGCGAGGCAGGCTTCATACCGCCGTAGTTCTTCTCGGTCGGCATGCCTACAGGCTTGTGTACGTGCTCTTGCCTGGTCACACGTACCGCTCCGTACCCAGGATTCCCTTGGTAAGGCTTGGTGCTCGTCATTCCTGAGCCCATAGGCATAACAGAGCCCCCGAAAGAGGGCGTCACGCCTGCGAGATCGACTACTTCTTGGCCCCAAGGATCATATGTCATACTGTGCTCCGATGCTTGAGCTGCACGAGCAGCTGCGGCCGCGTGCGCAATAGCGCGCTTGTTGTTCCAATCTGCCATGGCAGCTTTAGCTGCTGCCTGAACATCAGGGTGAATGTGCCCAGGGTGCTTGCCTTCTTTACCACCACCAACTTGGGTCTCTCCACCTACCGGTATTCCCTCTGACCACTTGCGAACGATGCCAACTGCCAGCTGAATCGCCTGCGATACGCTACCTGCACGGCCGCTTTTCAACATTTCATGCCCAACGTGCTGGATGTACGCTGGTAGTTGCATGCCGTAGACCTTCCAAAGGCCTGGATCTGGGGACTTAGCGAACGGCTCTGACACAGTTGACGCAGTTGGCGTCTCGGCGGTGAGGTCAGTGAGTGTCATGCTTCCGTAGACCCTCCGGTGGACGCAGGCAATCCTGCTACCTGGCCACCTATGGACGCAGGAGGTGGCGCGTTGCCCATCTCCGATTGAGCCTGTCCAGCTACTTGTGCGCCAACATCCGCCGCCGCTGAAGTGCGTTGTTGTGGCGACAGAGGCTGGAAATCCTTGAAGGCTGCCTCGAGTGAGTCGGTATCCATACCCAACTCGTCAGCGATCAGCAGCGTCAGCTCCTCGATGAAGTCTACTGGAACGTTCACAGCAGGAGCTGCAATGAGGGCTTGTAGCAAACCGAACGCCTGACTGACGTCCTGCTCCTCCAGCGGACCCAAGGCGAACTGAGGAATCTGTACACTAGTGCCCTTGTTCCAGCGAACTAGATCAGTTACTATGCCTTCTGTGATACAGGTCGCAAGCTCAGTCGCATACGCCTTCAGCATAGTCATGAAGAACGCGATTTGGCTCTGACTCAGCCCATAGGATCCGCGACTACCAGAGCCCGAACCCATACCAACCCCGGATCCCATAGCTCGACCCGACAGGTCCGTGAATCCTGCGAGCAAGCTGAGGGCTGAGTCAGAGTCCAAGTAGCCAATAGCGTTCTGGAACTCACGTGCGCCGTTCTCACCCGGCTGCAACGGTATGATTTCCGAAACCCATTCCTTCGGAATGCCAGCGACGCCTGCGTTCTTCAGCGCTGCAATCGTCTGTGCGGCCTTCTTGGCTGCGGAATCGCTATTGGCTAGTACGATCGTACGAGGGAGAGACATCGTTTCGCAGTAGGTGTACCACAAGAACTTCAGCTTTTCCTTAGTTCTGTAGTTGTGATACACGACCTGGAGATCCGAAATGCCTTTGACTGGGTTGCGATGCTGCCCGTGAACATAAACCAAGGCATACGGTAGCACGATGGACACCTGCATTGGGCGCCCGAAGACCCATTGGTTGAAGCCTTGCAGGTCCCCGTTCTTCTTGTCGCGCAGCATCGTGCAGGTATCTGCTGGACGCCAGGCGATCTTGTCATAGACCACTTGGTTCTCGTCGTCCTGCTTGAACACCTTCTCATGATAACTGCGGCGGAACACAAAGGCTGACGTCATCTGCGCGATCACAGATTCCATTGGCGTCGCCATGCCGCCCTCGGCAGTGTCCCGCCGCAGAATGTCTTCGACCCACTGAGCTGTCTCGTGATCGTCGTTGCCTTCGCCAGGAACAACGTGCCAACCAGCGCCGATCAGAGGCATTGCCATCACTTGTTCGAGGCTCTTTGCCTTGCCATCGTGATCCAACATCTCCTGCAGCTGGCCAACAGTAGGTTCACGGTAGTCGTAGACCAGGCCGACGTTCTCTGGGAGCCCGGGTTGGTAACTGAAGACAAGGTCGCCTGCGGTATAGTCGAAGACCGTACCAAGCTCTTGCTCCAGTACTGGCTTGGCTTCGGGGTCAATCGGTGCCGCGGCCTGAGGTGCTGGGCCAACTGAGGCATTTGGTAATGCGGAACCTCGCGAGCCGCCTGCGGAAGAGGGAAGGAGGTCGCTCATCGCCACTCCATCGCATAGGGAGACTCGCCACCGAACTCAGCGACGAATGGTTCACCGGTATCGACTCCGTGATACCACAGGGACATCACGACGCAGTCTCCCGAGTCTGGGCTGCGTCGGAGTCTCTTCTTCGTGTCCTCCTTGGGCTCCACGTAAATCTTGGCGCCAGCTCCTACCTTCCACTTCGGTGCAGTGAGATCAGC